ACCTGTGGTATGCTCGTATGGCCAAGCAGTTTGATATGTCTGTCCAAGATATGAAGGACATTCGTCAAATCTTTATTGACTCGGCTCGTTACGAGATTAATCCTGAAGTTATGGCAGAGGGTTTCAGCACTGGTGCCAGTACCTTCCGCCCTCGTTCTAACCTTGGCAAGGTTGCACTCCACAGCACAAAGAAAAACTGGGATGTAGCAAGTAAGTACGGTATGTTCTTCTTTAACAAAGGGGAACAGATGAGCCGGGTTACTGCCTTTGGTGCTTCCATAATGAAGTTCAAAGGTAAGAACCCTAGTGTCCGATTTAACTCTGAGCAAGCTCGTAAGTTCATCACAGACAAGGAGCAAGCTTATACTCTCCGTATGACACAAACGAACAAGGGTCAAATACAGCATGGCCTGATGCGGGTGCCGTTGCAGTTCTATTCGTTCATGTTCCGATCCTTTGAGAGTATCTTTGTTGGTCGGGGTCTCACAGGAGCAGAGAGACTGAAGCTGGCCGGTATGTTGATGCCTATGTACGGCACTGTTGGTGTTGGCATTGTCGATTCTGAGAGTGTCAAAGAAGCTATCAACTACGTTCTTCCAGAAGACATGAAGATTACTTCAGATAGCTTTACATACGACCTTATTAAACGTGGTCCTATTGATGCTATCACAGAGTGGGCTGGTGTGGGTACAGCTATTGCAGAAAGACTTTCGGTGTCTGACGGTGTGAAGGACACCATCAGAGGTTTCCAAGAAGACACCTTGATTGAAGCTGTTCTTGGTGCGGGTGGTGGCAAGACAATGGAGACTGGCTCCAAAGTCTTCTCTGCCTTTGCAAACCTTGTCTCTGGGAATACTGAAACTTCCAAGATCAAACTTGCAGAAGCTTTCCGTAACGTCAAGTTCATTGACAATGCGGCTAAGATCAGAGGCATCATGTTTGATGATGTGCTTCGTACTAAGACCGGTAAACAAATCCATGGTCTCGACATCACCATGGGTGAGACTATTGCTCTTGCTCTTGGTATTCCGATCAAGGAAGTAGAAGAACACTACGGTGCCATGGACCTTATCTATGCCTCTGGTGCTGAGTACAAAAGGGTCAGCAAGGGTGTTGAAGGTCTTATCAACGAGTTCTGGCAGGCAGTAGAAGACGGTAATGAAAACCGTTCTATTCGACTGACAGAAGAAATCGAATCAGTAATCAGGTGGTCAAGCCTTACGGAAGCCCAAAAAGGCTCTATTCGTATGCGGCTGTTTAATGGGCCAACGGGTCAATTCACTTGGGATATTTACAAAAAGCTTCTCGACCTTGGTCTTGTCAGTGAAGCAGAACGATATGCTAACTCAGTAGGAAACTAATATGGTCGGTGAACTTCAGCCTATCCTTAATACTCAGATCAGCCCTATTCCGGTAATCCCTGCCCCTGATTACTCTTCGGCCTTTGCTGGTTTCTTCCGGTCTATTAATAAAGAAGGTCCAAGTGTAGCAGAAATGGATAAGCAGGCAGAGCTTGCTTATGGGAATGCTATCAAAAAAGCACTTGCAATCCGAGATAAGAACCCTGTAGCTGCTGCTAAATTGGCAGACCAAGCATACCTTGACCTTGTAGCTTCTGGTGTAACACCGAACTCTGGTCAGGATAATATGTACACTACTGCTACTGGTAAGACTCCAGCAGCTTTTGGGTTTGAAGACCAAGAAGCTTACAATATTGATGTCTGGTCTAAGTCAGAGGAGTCTGTAGGCTATATGACTATGGCCAGAAAGTACGCACAGCTTCACCCCAATCTTAATTGGGATGAGACTCAAATCAGTGCCTATGCCAGGTCTATTTTTGAAGACCATAAAGGAAGTTCTACTGCTTTGCAGATTGAAAAGCAACGTCTTGAAATGGGGATTACCCCTGACGGGGCTAAGGTAACAACCTCTCTTCAAGCAGACTTTAATTATCTACTTGGTATGACTGACTCTATGCTTGCAGATGGTAGGGCCACTCAAGAAGAAATCAAGCAAGCCTCTAATGCTCTTTCCCAAATGATCGTTACTAAGTATGCTCCGTTTATGGATGCAAACCCTGAGGTCAAGAATACTGTAGATCAAATGACCAAGCTTGTAACCCGGCTTGGTGATAGCAAGTTTGATTCCACCAAAGCTCTTGTGGACCAGATTTTTGAAGCTGCTCAAAAGAGCAAGCTTGACCCTTTGATGACCAGCCTTCTTATCAATCTTCTCGAAACACCCCAAGGTCAGGAACTTCTTTTGAAACAGGGTGGTAAACTTTCGGATATTACCACCGACCTTCAAAAAGTTTTTGAAAACATGCGTCTTTCAGAGGAGGGTGAAGAACCAGAAAATGGTGGAGTAAATGTAGGTGACATGAACCTTGGTGAAGTAACCAAAACCGATGACACCAAGGCCACCACTTCGGCTATCAACTTCTTTTCAGAAATTGCTTCCACTGATATTACAGTTGGTGATACCACCATCTTTACTAATGAAGCAGTTCGAAAGCAATTCACTGAGGGTGCTCTTGCCGCATCTGCTGTTGTTGCGGCACAGACAGATGCTGTTCTGTCCAAGCAACTTTTGGACAAGTTTGGCAGTCCACAGTTTGTTAAAAACCTTTCTGCACTATTCAAGGTTGATGAAATCAGTGCCGTAAAGATTGCAGAAAGCTACCAAGGTGCTCTTGCCTCGCAGCTTAATAAAACCATGGTTTCTATGGAATCGTTGAAATCAAATCGGTTTGGGTCTGCTGTTACGGTAACCGAAGGTGGTGTACTAGAACTAGACTTTACCACTATTGATGCTAAGGTAAAGCAGTCCGATGATGAGAGGTTCAAAGACAATTGGGAGAACATCAAAGCCCTAATCATTAATGAAGGTTTTGAATCCTACCTTCGTAACACCAAGTATCTAGGAGATCGTAGCCGAGATATTGACGCCTTTGCTGGAACTAACTTCAGAGATGTCTTGAAGCTTCAGGATACTGCTCGTAATATTGACAATAAGATGACACAGGTCCAGAAAATTATCGACGGTAATTTGGAAGCTTTTGAACTTTACTCCGTTAAAGGTTCAAACACTGGTGTTGATATTGAAGAAGAAATTAAACGGGATATGGAAGCGGTTAAGATTGCCGAGGATACAGTTCGGACACTGGCAGAAACTCCTGTAGGTATTACACAGGAGACTCTTCCACCAATGGAACAGGTGACAGCAGATGAGTCGCAGCAGGCAGCAGAGGGGACCGAACAGAATCCATTACGTCCTGCCTGGACGGGTAACAGAGAACAAGATATGGCTATTTACAATAGCCTTCCTAATGGTGCCTTCTTCCTTGATGGAAGAGGAAACCTTGCCAAGGTGGTCAAGCCAGTGGTCGGAGGCGAATAACGTGGTAGACTGGGTACAAAAAACTATTGCTGAAGACCCTATGCTTGCTAAAGTATTTCTTGATCTTTACCTACAGGATGGGGTAAAGCCACCTGTCTGGTTGGAAGATTTTGCTAAGGAACGTAAGCAAGCAGACTTGGGCAAAGCAGAGAAGAGGGGCTTTCAGGCAGTACTCAACGAGCTTGGTTTTAACTCAGGTCGGCCTGATGGTGTTATTGGAACTAAGTCAATTGCTGCTATCAAGGCATTTCAGAAAACTTACGGGCTTGAGGAAACTGGAGAACTTGACACTACCACCCAGTTTATGTTAGACTATGCCGAAGAGACTGGTGGTAAGGCAGTAGCTGTACGAATTGGTCGTCAACAAGACCCTAGAAAAGAAACTACTCCGGGTGTAGTCGAACCACAGAGAGGTTCTTGGGAAAAGACAAACGATATTGCCTCTCGTTTGATGAGAGACTTGATGAAAGACTTTGGACTTACCCGTACCCAAGCATCAGCTTTTGTTGGAAACCTAGCCCATGAGTCTGGTAATTTCAAACAGCTTCAGGAAATTAAGCCTCTAGTTAAAGGAAGCAAAGGCGGTTGGGGTTTTGCCCAATGGACTGGTGCTCGTAGGAAAGCTTTCGAGGCTTGGGCTGACGAAATGGGCCTTGATCCTCGGTCTTATGAAGCCAACTATGGCTACCTGAAAAGAGAGTTGAGTGCTAAAGACCCTATCATTATGAATATGGGTGTTAATACTATAAAGAATCTACAGAAAACCACCACTCTTGGCCAAGCAACAAAGTTGGTAATGGACTCTTTCCTTCGTCCTAGTGCAGAACATGCCGGTCTTGACTCAAGAATTTCATATGCTAAACAATTTTCTGGCAAGAACATAGACGAAGAGGTGTTCACACCGAATCAGGAAACTTTTTCGGTGTCTGACAAAAACCTTTCTGGTGCCCCCCTTACCTCACCAAGACCACGACAAAGGCCGATAGTACCAGGAGAAGGTGGTGGGGAAGGCGTCGGTGGGCTTACGGTGATGAAAAGTTCAAAGACACTTGGGAGGACATCACTGCCTGATCCTAAAAATCTTGGTATGATTGGTGGTGTAAAGGATGCTGCTTCTGGTACTGTCTGGCAGGGATTTGGAAGCTCTGGCATGGCCCATGATCCAACGTACAAGGACTACAGCCAGCTATTCAGGGAGTACACCACTACAAAAAAAGCTGGCTATGTTGCTGTAGGGAAGACCCAAGACGGTCAAGCAGTCTATGCTGCACCTGACTATGCAAAGGATAAGCAAGGCAACTATCTTATGGTAAACAAGGTAGATGCAGTGAACATGGCTAGGCAGATGGGTTCTCTTATCCCAGAAAGAGAGTGGGTAAAGAGCCTTTATGGGCAAGCAAAGCTTATCCCAATGCAGATACAGTCTATTTACAAGACACCTGGAAGTACTGGTGACTCTGTGCTATACACCCAAAAGGTGAATGAGGTTATGAAAAAACTGGGCTACACTGGTGGATTAGTTGCACACGGTAAAGAATTTTTCTGGTTGAAGTGACATGGCAGAGATAAACACAGACTGGCTATATTCCGAAAAGCTTGCTTTCAAGGTTGGTGCTGGACAGGATTGGCCTGAGCACTCGACTACGTTTGCAGAAGAGCAGGATAGGGATAGAAGTATTTTTCTAAGGGCCAGACCTGACATAGTTCAAAGGCTTCGTAAAGCTTATGAGGATGCTAGGAGAGAAATCCCTGCATGGCTATCGGACTACCCCAGTTTACCTCAAGAAAAAATTTTACTGCCTACTGCTCCGACAACGGAGCCTTCACCTGTAGTGCCTCAAGAAGATGTTACTGGACGGCCAGATATGGGAGGCTTGAGTCAGCCAAGTGTAACAACCCAAGAAGAGGTACCGTCTGAGGTTACTGCACCAACACCGTCAGAGCTTCCAGCTACTCCAGAGCCTGTACTACCACAGGAAGGTCCAACTAGTAGTCTTCCACAGCAAGGTGCAGTTGAAGGAAGGTCTATTCCAGAGGGGCCTAGAGTGGGTGAGATTACTCAACCAGAGTTTCAAGAACCTCTGTTCGACACTAAGGCTATTAGAGAAGCAGAGACCTCTGTACAAGTATCCGGTGAACCTCCCAAATATACTATGCCCACTTCAAAATTGTCTGGGTCTGATTACAAAGACATCCAATCCTCTCTAAATGTTTTAGGGTTTTCTGTAGGATCGGTAGATGGTGATTGGGGTCCGAAAAGTAGGGCAGGTCTAGAGGCTTATCAAAAGTCTAGGGGCTTAGAGGTTACAGGTAACATGAACCAAGAAACCTATGAACAGATGTCCAGAGACTTGAATGATCCAGACGTTCAGCTAACCATGACTTCTGGGCCAAACTTCTATAGGGCACCTAAGTTAGAAATTGAGTCTGACGTAGAGACTAAGGGTGAGGGGAAGGACTTCGTAGGAGGTACTCCATGGCAATCTTGGACGTTCAAAAACGGTAAAAAAGCTGCTATTACCGGGAAGGAGTACAGCTTCGATATTAGAGGTGACGAACGATCTATCATTTTCCTAGACGAAGTAGACTTCTTTAAGACAGGGGCAGGTTCAAGTAGGAAAAAAGTCCCTCCTAAGAGGATTGTTTTCCATAATACTGCTAAAATCTACGGAGACAAGGGTGTAGCAGGATTTATGGATGCGGCCAGTGTACCCCAAGCCCACTTCTTTATTGATAGGAAGGGTCAAATTTACCAGCTATGGGACCCAGAAATTGCGGGCCAACATGCTGCGAATATGAACACAGGCAGTATAGGTATTGAGGTTGAAGGTTTCCCTACATCACACGAAGATACTGGTAAATCCTTCAAGAAGTCTGACTGGACTACCCCCGAACAACATGCTGCTGCTGCTTGGTTAGGTGAGTACCTTCTAAACAAGTACAGTACTATTGAACATGTGGTTTCCCACCGTGAGATAGGTTACGACAGAGAAAAAAAGGGCCCGTCACGCAAGGTGGACGGATGGAAAGAACTCCAAGCCTTTAGGAATCGTATGGGTATGAAAGGTACATACGGGATGAATAGGGAAGGGGACACTACTGCTGATTCTAGTTCGCTTCTCTTTTTTGGAGATACGTCCGTATGGGGTCAGGGTTACTTCGGACAATCCAAGTAGTCCTGTAGCTAAGAACGGGACAGCCACACCACCTGTTAAGCCTGAGGAGTTCTCTGTCTCAAGATGAAAAAAGCTATAGCCCTTACGACTGTTCTTTTCTTGTCAGCCTGTGGAGGAGGCGGTGCTTTGTCCCTATTAACAGGAGGTGGTCCTAACGTAGCTGCCAACGTACAGGCTGGCAAGGAAAATAACCAGGGTGCAAACATACAGACAGGGGAGGAGAACAACCAAGCCCTGTCTCAGTTCGAGACAACGAACACAGAAACCACCAGCATCAACAGTGACAAAGTAACCATACTGAACCAGCAGGTTCCTATGTGGTACATCTTGTTGTTGATCCTTGGCTGGATGTTACCCTCACCGAGAGAAATCTGGAGGGGTGTCACAGAACCTTTCAGAGGTCTGTCAATTAGAAAGAAAAAGTGATATGGCTGAACGACTAGACAAATCAAAGATGAAGTGCAATAGCCCGAAGGCTACCCCCAGCCATGGAACAAAGTCTCATGTTGTCAAGGCATGTGAGAATGGTAAGGAAAAGATTATTCGGTTTGGTCAGAAGGGTGTAAAGGGTTCTCCAAAGAAAGCTGGTGAGTCAGAAGCTTATGCTAACAGACGTAAGTCCTTCAAGGCTCGTCATGCCAAGAACATCAAGAAGGGCAAGATGAGTGCGGCCTACTGGGCAGACAAGGTGAAATGGTGATGCCAGTCAAAAAAGTTAAAGGTGGTTATCGTTGGGGTAGGACTGGGAAAGTCTACAAAGAAAGATGGAAAGCTGAGAAGCAGGGTAAAGCAGTAGAAGCTTCCAAAAAGAAAAAGGCCACCTAAATGGTGGCCTCTTTTTTTATACAGTGATAAGCTCTGCCCTACTCACTGGTATGTGGAAGAACTTCTCCCCCTTTATTATGTTCCTGCCCTTGGCTTCTCTCAGACGACTCGGTGTTAGCTCACTGTCCTTGATCCTCCAGCACTGCTTCATGTCTGACCGGAAGATATAGAAGTTAAGAACCTCTTTCTCATGTAGCTTCAGAAGTCTGGCCTTACGTTCTGGGATACGGATTTCTTCCCAGTGCTCAGGCCAATCTCCTTTCCACGCAAGCTTTATCTCTGCTTCACTGAAGTACTCGATACCAGCCTTGGAAGAATGTATATCAACCTTGTAGTTTTCCTTGGCGTTGATGATGGTGTGGCCCCGGCCAACAAGAAGTTTGGTTAGTACTTCCTTTGCCGGTCCATCACACAGATCATAGGCTTGTCTACTGAATGGCTTTTTGACCACACCAACCATGTTAACCTCCGACTACATCTTTAATAACAAGAAGGGTAATGACACCCAAAAAGATGTACGGAATGTACTTCTTTAGTTTTTCCATGTCCATTTTTTTTCTCCTTAGCTAAGGTCCACGATTTCACAGACCTCACCACTACAGGCATAGGTCTGGCTTGACTTGGTAGTGTCTTCCTTTTCATACTCGGATAGACGACCCCAGTCAACGCTGGTCGGCATCTTTGCCAACATTTCTTCGTACTGCTCTTTAGTACATTCTTGATACGGTGCCTGTTGATACACATGGTCTGAGTAGGGCAGGAAGGAAACACCAGACATATCGTCAAAGTGTTTGTAGACAAAGCTACCTACTTCCAACCATTCATCATCCCTTACAGACACAGTAATCGAAGGCTTGTGTTCACACCAATGATGTTGGTAGATAAGCCACAACTCAAGCTGGTCAAGGGCAGTCGTATCCTTTCTTGTACGGCCAAGAGGGGAGGCAATGGGGAAAGAGAAAACAGTAGTCGTCTCTTCCTTACCAAGGGCAGGTTCACTAGGGATACCAGTGTCTTTCATAAACTGCGTCAGTGGGTCTTTGTTGTCCCCCCTTACAGTACGGATGTAGTACTCAGAGTGTCGAGGATGAATACCAGAGGCACTGTCAACAAGTTGTGACACAGTACCACTGGGCTTGACACAGGTTATAGCAGTGCTTGGCTTAATGTCAAGACGACTAGCCCACTCAGCATTAGTATCAATAGCCACTTTTCGAAGGTGCTCAAGGGTTTTCTCCAGTCCTGCATTTGCCTTAGTCATCAGTGGGTTGTCCATGATACCAGTCAGGGATACACCGAGTAGACGTTCTTCTTCAGTATTAGTCTGCCAGATTTTTCGTAGGTATGGAAACTTCGTGTAGCTTGATTGTATTGTCCCCAACACTGTTGCAAGCCGTACCTTTCGTTCAAGGTCTTCAATTATGTCTCCAGATCGGATGACTACTTCCGTAAGATTGCAGAACTGATACGGTCTAAGGATGATTTCAGAGCATGGATTAGTTCCAAACTCCCACTCAGTATCTCGTCGTCCATTCTTTGCCGCCTGTTTCTTTGATGCTTGTCTGCTGAAGATGCCTCGTTCACCTGACTTGCTTTCGATAAGGGCAAGCCACTCCCGCATGAAAGTTTCAGCATCAGGCTTCTCAGTGTAGCAGGCAGAGTTGTTGGCCAGCGCCCTGAACCCAGTGCCTTCCCACCAGTTGCCTGACTTGGCATGTCTCATACGATCATCAGACAGGTTGGACAGGGAGATCATGGCAGACCTACGGACACCACCAACAACAACAACGTCACCTATCTTGCACATCAAGTCATGACACTCAATGCTGTTAAGCTTTCGTCCTTGAGCACCCTTGAATACACCTACGGCAAAGTTGAACAGCTCGACAAGAGGTCCGGGACCAGAGGCTCGTCCACCAAAGGTCTTCAGCCTGGCACCGGCAGGACGAACAGCAGAGACATCCCACTTGGGAATCTCACCAGACCACAGGAGAGCAAGTACTTGACGAAGAGCCTTAGCCCACCCCTCTTTACTGTCCTTGACGACAACTGTTGTATCACTGACGAACAGTTGGGGGACTTCAGGAAGCTTGGAAATGAACTGCCTCTCAACAGAGAAGCCGACACCAGTACCACAGAGGAGAATGAACATCGCCTCATCGAAGGACTTAGGGTCATCTACGGGTAAGTAACTACAGTTGTACCCACAGGTATTGTCTCTGTGCAGTGCCTTACCAGCAGTCATTAAAGCCCTCATGGAAGGCATAACCTCTAGGCTGATGATGGCCTCTTTCAGTTCATCAACCACTGGATCATCGACAGATGGGGTCAGTATATTGGACACATACCTCTCTACTGTTTCCTCCCAAGTCTCTCTACGTTGTTCATCTTCAAGCCACCGAGAGTAACGAGAGGTGGCAATAAAGTGTTGGTAATCAGTTGGTAGGTAGTTGCTCATGGTCAGTCTTTCTTCTTGCTTACAAAGTTTCGGATAGTTTCAGCAGCTTCCCAACCAAACCTAAAACCAAAGCCAGCTATGATCCAGCCGGGGACATCTTGAATAAGAGTTGTATTTTCCATTATCGTTTATCTCCACTACCGCCTAGAGTTCCTCGTTCCATCCTGTCGTAAAGCTTCTCAAGGTTCCTCTTTGCTACGTCACCCATATCAATATTGAGGTCTCGACACAAGGCCGAGATGTACCAGAGTACGTCACCAAGCTCATCAGCAATAGCTGACCTGTCAAGTTTAGTGCTATCCCTGAGAAGTTTCTTTACCTTGTTAGCAACCTCTCCTGCCTCACCGGCAAGGCCAAGGGCAGGATACAGTATTTGATAAGCCATAGAGTAGATGGCAGTCCTTGATGCTTTTCTTTGGTAGTCATTAAAGGACAGGCTGTCCCCGTAGTAACCAAACCCCTCCAAGTCGTCTTCATTAATCATTATCTAGCTCCCAGATAGTTTCTTCTGCGTCGGAATAGAAATAGTCTTCTGTATCAAGAAGACCAGCATTGACTAGATGTTTGATAACATCTTCTTCTGTCAGGTCGTTCTGCTCCATGAGAAGCTCAAGCCCATAGTTGTTCACCAAGGCATCAATCATGTCTTCAAACATCATGGCTGCTAACCCCAACCCTAGTGCCTACAGTGAAGGCTGTCTTTACACCAATGAGTTCAAGAGGAACAGGAAGTATACTTGTTCTGAACATCTCTGTCAACATGTCTTTCTCCTCTGCCGACTCAAATTCTAAGAAAGCTGTCACCATAAAGCCATTAATCTCGGCTTCTACTAGAGCACCCCATACTCCTTTTTCTTCTGGGTCTTCCTTTGGTGCAGTACCAGGAGTAAACCTGTGTAGCAGTACATCTTCAGCTTTCATTTGACCATCTCCATAAATGTGTCAAGGTCTAGCATGACCATAGGTTTCTTTCTGTTAGCCTTGAATATGACAAGAGGTTTTGTTCCCTTCTCTGTGTTAGCCGAAGCCTGTTCATAGAACGAGTAGACGGCTATCTTAGCCAGAGACTTACACTCAATAGAGAAGGGAAACAACTTCCTAGCTTTTGACGACAGCTTTACATCACAGCCTGTCTCACCCATGATAGCACTACGAACATCTGTCTCTGCCTCAAGGGTCGGGAACTTCTCTAGTATCTTGTCTCTGACAAGCTGCTGAAGTTTCCGACCCTTTGCCTTTGCACTAGAAGGCCGCATCAGTAACCTCTGGTACGTTAGGCTCACTAACTACATCAACCAGATAGACAGGGCCATTGCTATACTGGAACACCCTCATCTCAGGCCAGCAGGTTTTCTTATGTCCACAGAAAGTACAGGAAGTACACAGCTTTGTATTAGGTGATGTCTTGCTCATGGGTACAGTAGCAAGACGGTCAGGCATCTTGTCACTTTTAACCATAGCCCTGACTTTGGAAATCTCTTGAGGCTTTTCTTCAAGAGTGTTCGAGAAGTCATGGATGTCTAAGCAGATTTCCCCAGAGACCTTGTTGATTACAAGAAAAGCTCCACGGTTTTTGTCGGTTACAAGTGGGTCATTCTTTGCTGCATAAACATAGGAAGATAACTGACTGAGGTACCCGAAAGAATCCTCTTGGTGCAGAGTACCTTCTACAAACTTCTTGAAGGAGTAGGGTGATGCAGTCTTGACATCAACTGTCATACCGTCAATAACACAGTCCCTATGACCCCTGACCCCATCGACAACAAGTTCGTCTTGTTGACCTACAACACTATGTCCAGCAGCCGAAGCAAGACTTAGCACAAGCTCTTCAACCATATCGCCATAGAAGAACTTCAACAGGTCTGGCCCAGATACTTCTTCCTCAGGATCAACACCGTTGATACGGAGCCAGAGTTTACGTTCACAGCTAGAACCTACTGAAGAAAGTGACAGGTACCTACGAGGCTTGTTTTGTTTAGAAAACCTACGGTTAGAACTGAAAGCAATAGCTTCCCCCAAGAAAGAACCGTTGTTCCCAGACCATCCGTTGCCGCCTTTAAGTACACTATAAATGTCTTCTACTAGGGTGTCGATTGTCTTCATTGTTTGTACTCCCATATCAGTCGATCAAGATACCACTGTGCTTTCTTCAAGTCTTCTAATGGTTTACCTTTGTACCTGAACCGATGCAAGTACTTTTTTACATTCCCCTCAAGATACCCCATAAACATAAGAGTATCCATATTGCTTTTCAAATAGTCGATACACTCAATACTTCCGTTGTTGTAATGAGGCGGCTTGTTTACGACATCTTCCTCTGGTTCATGCATCTTCTTCTCCTATTAAGTAGCCTTCTATCTCCAGGTCTTGGAGTCTGTCACACCAGTCTTCAAGTATCTGATCGGGGTCATCTGCCCATAAGATGATACCAAACTTCTTGTCATCTTTAAACCCTGAGAGATTGATATTTAAGAATCAAACCTGGCTCGTTGTT